GCGACATTATTAGCACCAACCGTAGCCGGGACAGCTGCCGCAGGAGCTGGGTATGGATTGGGAGCTTACAATAGTGCTAAAGATGTGATTTCGAACCCCACATTAAAGAACACCGCCCAACTATTAAATAGCACGCTAGGGCCGGCTAGTGTTGTTAACGCAGCAAAAGGCGCCGGTGCAGCTATTACGTCAGCGGTTAACACAGTAACCAGTATCTTCTGTTTCCATCCCGACACCTTGGTAACAATGGACAATGGCTCTCAACTACCCATCTGCAGAATTGGAGTGGGAGACATCACCAAGGGCGGGAAGGTTTTAGCTACAACTCGCGCCGTAGCACGAGAGTTTTACTGGTACAACGGAGTCCTTGTTACCGGCAAACACGCGGTAAAAGAAGACGGTAAATGGATACGTGTTGAAAACACGCGTTTAGGTCATCGTATTCCTCTATTGACTGAAGTGGTATGTAATCTCGTAACAGAAGACCACAGAATTTACGCTAATGGTATCGAATTCGCGGATCAATATGAGACAGATCTATATGAGTCATTAGATATGGATGAATCCTTACAGGAATTAAATAAATATGTCTAGAAGCATGTGGGCTGATTATTTCGAAGAAAAGGGTTTAGTTGTTGTAGAAACCCAACGCGGACTCATGAGCGCCTACGTAGTAGGCGACGTTTGTATGGTTGATAACTTCTATGTTAAGCCAGAATACCGTGGGACAGGTTCAGCGCTTCAACTTACACTTCAAATCATTGAGCTTGCCAAAGAAAAAGGATGCAAGTCTTTCTGTGCTGAAATATATAAAAGCGATCCAATGTATAACTATATTCTTAGGCTTCACAATCATTTTGGGATGGAAGTAGTTGAAGATACAGAGTACAAAACTATAACAAGTAAGGAAATCTAACATGATCGATATGAAAACACTGTTACCGATGGTTAAACGTCTCCTCCCTAAGGAGTCTGACGCTGATCTTATAGCCGGAATTAAACAGTTTGCTAAAGCTCATCCTGATTTAGGCAACAAAGAAGCTCTTCAAGCTCTCATCACAGCATTAAAACAAGCACAACAGCCACAACAACAGCCTCAACAGCAACCACAAGCACCCGCTCAAGCTCCCGCTAAGCCGTTCGGACAGAGTCTGATGAGCAGTATTCCTACAGGAGTAAAATAACATGGGATTTCTAGACAGCATCACTGGATCATCTGATAACTCCGCACAGGAGTATCTAAAACAAGCTCTCGCGGCTTATAACAATGTAAACGTTCCCACTACGGCGTCAGAAACTGTCAACGAGTTACCCATGCAATCGGTGCAGGGTACTGTCACGCCTCAGAACATCCAAGTGGCTGAACAAGCTCCATCAGAATATAATAACATTTCCCTTGATCCTGCTACGCGGGCGGCCCAGATGTCGGCGCTACAATCGTACACAGACATCGCTAATTCTGGTGGGCTTGACGCAGAATCTAAACTGGCGATTCAACAGGCCATAGATGCCGCCAATGCTCAATCTAGAGGCGCTCAAGGCGCTATAATGAACCAAGCCCAAGCAATGGGACAAGGCGGTGGTGACTTCGCTTTAACACAGCGTGCGATAGCAGCACAAGGAGCTTCTAACACAGCGGCCACCCAGGGAATGCAAGCCGCAGCAGAAGCTGAAGCCAATAGAGAAGCAGCTCTTAATTCTATGGCGAATATCGGCGGATCTATTAATGCTTCAGATTACGGCCAGGCAGCGAACAAGGCGGCATCCCAAAATACGATTAATGCGACAAATACAGGGGCAAGAAACGCTGCTAATACAGGCAACGTGTCTAATCAGATACAGACCGGCGAATTTAATACAAATACCGCTCAAGGTGTTAATGCTGCGAATACAACCGCTGGGCAAAATAAAGTTTATTATAACGCCAGTCTCCCTCAACAGCAGTTTAATAACGAACTAGCTAAAGCATCTGGTGTCGCCGGTGTTGATGCTACACGAGCAAACGCGGCACAAGCTGCTACGAATGCTAACAATGCTTTCACAGGTTCTTTACTTGGTACAGCCGGCACAGTGGCGGGAGCAGCGCTCGGTGGTCCTGCCGGAGCTGTTATTGGCAATCAAGTGGCAAAAACAGCAGCACCAAAATCTAATAATGCTTCTGCAGGAATAAACGCGGCTCACGGCGGTTATATGTGCTATGCTGACGGCGGTGTGGCTCACGACCACGGTATCTGCATGAAACTCGGTGGACACGTAGGCGGTGAAGCCTCAGTGCCTGGCGATAGTGAAACTAATGACACGATCCCAGCCATGTTGAGTCCTGGTGAATTAGTTATCCCTCGTTCAGTACCTAAAGACGGAAAACATATGGAAGAGTTTGCACGGAATGCCCCAGTGCACGGTACAGATAAAAAGGTGGATCTCACTGGATTCACGTCGGGCTATAAAAGGAGTCGCTAACATGCCTTTAAATCACGGAAAATCAAAAGAAGCTGTCAGCAAGAATATAAAGACGGAAGTGGAAGCTGGCAAGCCGCAGGATCAAGCTGTAGCGATTGCTTTAAACACGGCGCGTGAAGCTGGGGCTGACATTCCTAAGAAACATATGGCTGAAGGCGGAGCCGTAGGTAGCATGGATGAAAGTGCGGAAAAATTTGACCAAGGAATGGAGAACGCTAACGCGCAGCATGACTCAGACGCTGTTCGATCTTATCTAGCAAGTAAATTCCACGATCTCACGAACCCTACTACAGAACAAATTCCTGCCCAACAGCCACAGCCAACTGGTATGTCTGAAACAGAGATGGCTAAAAAACAAGGGGAAGGTATGGCAGATGGTGGCTATCCTCACGTGACATTTCTGGAAAACGTCAGCACCCCTGAAATGAAGAAAACGGTCCATTTAGAAGATCCTTCTGGTGCGCATGGTAATAAGATAACCACTGGTCATGAAGAAAACTACGCTGAAGGCGGCGCCATTCACAAGGCCGAAGGGCGAGATAAAGAGCCAGCCAAACCCGCAGATATTGATATGTCACATGAAAAGAAGTTACATTCGATCTATAAAGCGATGGGAATTAAGGGCTATGCTGATGGCGGGCCAGTAGATCAAACACCTATCGATCCTTCAGGAATGCCTAATCCTAGCGATCCTACATATTGGGATCAGATAAAAGCTGCTATGGCTAAGCTAGCCGCCCCAGCCGGTGCTATGGCTGCGCCTCTCGAAGGTGCTGCTAGAATGGCCGCTCCGCTTGCTCCTGCAGCTGTCGGTGCGGTTAATAGGCTCACGGGTGCATCTTTGCCAGTTCCGGCTGTTCCAGCTCCTCAGACAGCAAATCTGGGTGCTCCGACGCCGCTCTCCGCGCAGATGCCTCCAGCAATACCAGCAGCCCCAGTGGCTCCCCCGGTGGGTGGCCCAGCTGCTAACACAGGCGCTCCTGATTTAAAGAACCTGTTCAATCAGGATACATCCAAACTTACTGAAGGAGTGAATCCCGAAGATAGGCAGAATTTAGCAAACGCCACTCTTGGTCAACAGCGTGGGCTAGGTTCTATCGTAGCTGAAGCCGTTGCCGGATTAGGTGATGCTCTGGCTGCTAAAGGCGGAAGAGAGCAGCACTCATTAAAGGACATCTTCTCGATGCAAAAACAGCAACGAGATGAAGCGCTTGCCAATTTTGATAAAGCGCGTCAGGATAGACTTCAAAAACTAGACCTGCAAACTAAGATGGGAAATAACTCAATCCAGAAACTAGCCGCGCAAGACGCTTATGGCACAGACGAGTCTCTAAATAAGCAACTTGGCGCTCCTCCGGGAACACTTCATAAAGATCTACCACTGTACATGCAGATGATGACGGCTAAAGTAGCACAACAAGAGAAGGATTCAGATCTCTATATGAAAGCGCATACTCAAGCTGCTAATGATATAGACTCGGCGATTAAAAACGCCGGCATGCTTAATATAAAGCCAAGTCCAGCGCAAATTCAAGCTAGTGGCGCAAAACTTGCCGACCAGTATTACAATCGAGCTAAAGGAAATGTCCTGTTTCAACCGTCAGATGGGCAGAAACCCGTATGGATCCCAGCCCAGAACCTTCAAAAGGCGAAGCAGATGGATCCTCACGGTACTACCATTCAGTAAATAGAGGGCTTTAATATGGCATTAGACTTTACAGCACTACAAGGTACTCCAGCTGAAACAGGCCATCTAGACTTCTCTGCTCTAGGGGCCGTCCCTGCTGTTGGGGGATCACCAGATGAAGAAACAAGTGCTCTAGGAGCTGCAGGACGTGGAGCCGTTGGTATGTTGCCACTTGGCAACCAAGCGTATTCTGCTATAGCGGGAGCCGTTGAACATAAACCGTACACACAAGAGCGTCAAGAGCTCGACAAAGAGATAGAATCAGATACGGCCAATCATCCTCTAGCTCGACTCGGCGGTCAAGCAGCTGGAGTCGTAGCTCCGGCATTACTTACCGGAGGCGCAAGCCTACCAGGTGGAGCCATTACAGAAGGCGCTCTTATGGGCGCTGGATTTGGAGCTGGAAACGCCATAGACACACTAGCTAGTGGTGGAAGCGGAGAAAAAGCCGCGATGGAAGGCATTTTAGGCACAGCGGCAGGCGCAGCAGGTGGAGCGGCTGGCAAAACCCTCGGCAATGTTATCACGAAGGTGGCGAAACCGTTTGTCACCTCGCATGACGAGCTTATGGCTGAAGCGACAGCGGGCATTCTTGGCGGCACTACACGACAAATTAGAGCACTTCCAGGTAAGAACCCAGTACAAACACTGAATAAATTAGGACAAGACATGTCTAGCTATCGTGTGGGTAATGAGCCATTGATAGCAGTAACAGATCGTATGCCGGCACGTCTCGATAAGTTTATAGCGCTTCAGAAACAATCCGGCCAAGTGATAGGTGATACAATTAAAAATGCTGGCGCGCCTCCGATGTCTGCTCAACCAGTCACAGATGAGTTAAACGCGGCTTTAAAGTTTGCTACACCAGACGATCAAGCTCAGATGAAAGCTGTTATAGATGAAGTACAGAAGTACGCGGATAAAGATGGAACCATTCCATTTATGCGTTTGCAACAGTTGAAAAGTGAACTTGGAGATAGAGCATTTGAAGGTCAAGGAAGCCCGGTACTTCAATCAGCTTACCACGTCGTCAGTGACGTCCAAGATAGAGAACTAGAAAAGCTTTCATCTACTATCAACAAGCCAGCCTTTGACCAAGCTAAGAATGCGTATCAATTAACATCTAGAGCGATCCCTATGCTTCGGATGGCCGTCTCTAAAGAAGTAGGGGGCAAGACGAACGTCTTAATGCCAGGAGCCGCGCTTCTATCTGGTCACCCAATAGTGGCAGCCGGCGCTCTTGCAAAGAACCGCATTGCACAGATGGGAAGTGGCGCTATGTTTAAGGGTATGCAATCTCTACCTGAAGGTACAGGAGCCGCGCTAAGTGCTCTCCCAGGAAAAGCAGGTGGTCAAATAGCAGGGATGGCCGTGCAACAAAATATGGGAGAAATAAAACCCGTACCAGGAAAAGGCGTCGTTCCTTCTCCGAGCACAACGACGCCTAATAGGTTAAACATCGATCATCCAGCACTGTCGCAATGGAAATCAGTCTTTCAGAAAAACGCGATGAACGCTAAGAATCCAGGCGAAGTAGATAAGTCGCACGATGTCACCGACTTCGTCCTCAGCCAACGGGACCCAGGTTATGCAGCGGCTAAGCAGAAAGCGGCTGATGAACCTATGCCAGAAATGCCGATACAACCGCAACAGCCGGTAAAGATGGCAGAAGGTGGAGTAGTAGAGTCTCCTGAAGAGATAGAGAAGCGGCACGCATTCGGAAGCAATCTTGAAGGGCTTTCGAATCTTATGAAGAACCCAGTGCACGAAGCGCAGCCTGAGCCTGAGACATTGCCCACTACGTCCGGCGTGAACTTTAATGAGTCACTGTTGGGCAATGATTTTGAAGCTAAAGTAAAGGCGTATTTAAAGGAGAAAGAAGATGCCCAGTCTCGATAAGCGCTTGACGAAGTTAGAAGATGCTCTTTTACAGCATCTAACAGAATCGGGAGAGATAAGGGGAGATTTAAAGTGGCTCAAAAAGGCATTTTGGACCCTAGCGGGTCTGGTAGGTACAGGTTTCGTTAAAGAGATATTACACGTCCTATGGAGATAAGCGTATGCAATCGACGTCGCTGGTCTGTCCTGGTTGTGGTTATAGGGTTGAGCCTATCTACATATTCGATCGCAGCCCAAAAACTAAGAAGCCCTATCTCATCACTCGATGTCCGAAGACTAGCTGTAATTTCAATATCGACATCCAAGACTACACAGGAAAAGCAAGAAAGCGTGCTGAGGATAACACGAAGGACGACAGTAGTGGGGGAAAGTCAGGTTGGAGATATGACTTATAATGGAGGGTTTATCTGTTACACCCTAGAACACGAGAGCGTTAAGATACCGGCAGGAACATATAAAGGCGAATTGCGGTGGAGCGAACGCTTTCAAGAGTATGTGCCATACATTCAGGTTCCGTCGCGAAGCGGCATAGAAATACACGTTGGGAATTGTCCTCGAGACTCCGGTGGATGTATTCTGGTTGGTGAAGCAATAGATGGTGCTTGCTTGGACAACAGTAGAATGGCGTTTGAGCGTATGATGGAAGAATTGCCACAGACATTTACCGTAATTGTAGAATAATCATCGAAGCACTAACCAGAAGCACGCCATTACACCGCCTAAATATAACACCAATAAGATCAACAGCGCACGTAGTTCCATAATCCCTCCTAGAGAAGTCCTTGTCGTTTAGCCATCCAGTAGCACAATAAGAAATCAAGTCCCGTATAATGAATAGTATATTCAGGCGAATCTGCGCCTGTATTCCCCACCCATTCGTCTAAACTAAACATATTCCGCTGCCAGAAGAAGTCCTGTCCGCCTCTCCGCCATATAGGAAGAGCCTTTTTGGCTAATTCATTTGATCCCCATTTCACACTCTCTACCGTTCCGCTATTAAGGCTCTGTCTGTTACTGCGGATGCCGCTGTGGAAGGTACTAAGAATTGACAGATTTACGTCTTCTGGGGCTAATACTGGAGCGCATAACACGTTTACCCATGCATTATTCGCCTTACGGGTGATCCTATGCAGGCGGAGAAGCCCATCTTTATACGTTTCGTCACGGGTTAATTCCCACAGGATATGTAGATGGATGGCCGCCCGGTGAGTATCGTAGTCTGTATCCCACCATAAAAGCTTAACCTTGGCGTATGGGAGGATTTCTTTATACTTCCTATAGATAGCATCATAGTGAGGCTCGAATTTAGCTCTATCAATCTTCATAGCTAATGCGAGGATAGCTAGGAGAAGAGTGACGCGTAAAGGGTCGGTCTTCCATCCCTGCTCTAGTTGCCCATATGTCGTTGGAGCGCCGTTTTGGTCGGCTAACGCGTAGCCGTCATCGATGATTCGTTGCGCCCATTGAACGGTGGACAAGCCAAGCACCATAGGATGCATGTATTGCCATGCACAGTATAAAGCGAGTAGCATGCCGGTTCCAGCGTCATTTGACGTTGTATCGTTTACAGTTCCATCCGCCCGGTACCCGCGAATTAGTCGGGCGTTTTTAAAAAGACTCGACAAAGGACAGAGATCTCCTTCGAGGTCTCCTTTCAAAAACCGGTAAGCTGTGTATAGCCCTTGAAACAGGGCGCAGTCTCCAGCATCTTCTGGAAAAGGAGTTTGATAAAGAAACCACCCGTCGCGCTTAAAACCGGCCTCTAGATTAACAGAGAACAGGTTTTCAAGCCCTTCTAAGTTAGTTGTATCAGTGAACGCCGTTTCTTCGAATGGATCGATCAAACGATTAATGATATCCGCGATCCAGATGGCTCCTACTTTAATAAGATTGATTATAAGCATATATCACCTATGACGGTCGTTGTTTTAAACACTCTGGACAGGTTACTTCTCTCCATTTGTAACTTGACCAATCTTGGCCGTTAGTTTTACACATAAATAACCCATTCTCATCCCGCATATGTACATTAGGCGTCATAGAGTCTCCTTAGAAATTAGATCTAGCAGTACTTTCCGCAATGTAGCCGCGTTTGTTCCTAGTTCTTTGGCCAATCGACGCATAATCTCGTCGCCTTCTAATCGTTGGGTACCACACGGGTCGTAGGGCATATTAGTCTCCTTCTACAGGACAAAAAGGGCACGCATCACCACAATAGATGGCTCCACATTCAGAACATTTCATAGTTACTCCTTCCAATCAATAAATACACTGCCGCTCCCATACATCATGACGTCTCGTATAGCGTCTTCTATTTTTCCTTCAATCTTATGCTTATACATATATTCTACAATGTTCTCGAGCATTTTCTTGCGGCGCCACCAGAAAGGGTTAAAATAAGTATACCAATGTAGCGGTGTAATTTTAAAACGCGTTATTTTCCCTCTCCGTCTGTTAGTTTCTCGAAATTATACGTCTCTTTGGCCGCCTTCTTCCTTTTCACTTCGCGTTTTATATCTGTGTCTGATCTACCCCAGAAGTACTCGATTAACAGCACGATAAGAATGGCCGTCTCTATCACTCGATCATAAAGATGGCCCCATTCAATCATAAAGTTGCCCTCCCATGATTGCATAGACAAGTACCGGTATATCCGATATATCCCTGTTTACAACACGGCGCCGTACACGCAGCCAGATTTGTATAAAACGTAGGCGTCGGAGCATACTGCTGGAGTGAATCGCGTTCCCTAGCTCTAACTTGCGTACAATCATGACACTCGCACCGTTCCTGGTTCATTTCCCAGCCGCCTTGCGCCAGGCTTCGAGCGCATCTTTATCTAATTTGCCCAATGGCACTTTATCTTCAAATAAACAAACTATAGTCTCTGCCGCTTCCAGCCGGGCGAGGAAGGCTCTAATTTCTTCGTCTGTATCGAAATAATTGCAAACGTCGATATCTGGCCATTCGTTTAATTTTCTTTTTAATTCTTTCAAATCCTCATCTGTGAACATTTATTTTCTCCTTAACGGTTTCTTTACTTTTATATAGTCTTCTCCAACTCGACAGGCGTATCCACTTGGCAACCTAATCGTATACTCATACCAGTAATCTGTTAATCCCAAATTATAACCCTCGAAGTCTACTACAATACCGGTTTGTTTCGCATAGTAGCCTGTTGTTAGGACGACTTTTGTCCCGCAAGCTAATGGTGGCTTATTCACAATTTATCCTCCTACGCCCATCCCCATAATAACGCAGTAATTTGTTCGACCATACACTTTGCATTATCGTATTCATCGTTGTAAATGTTAAACTCTCCTTTACACCACACTGTTAATCCTTCGATATCGGTCATTTAACCCTCCTTTTATTCAACCGCCAGCGGTAAATCCCCCACCCAATAATCAAGTAGACTAAGTATCCTATCAAGAGCGTCTGTAGACGCATAGAAGCACCAACATACACCCACGTCCCATCACTCCACAACCGTAGATATGTCCCTAACCCGTCTGTGATTGTCATGCTTTCTCCTCTGGTTTAGGCAACAGAATACTCAATCCCATCCTTACTCCTACGATCTTAGCGTGTAAAGGGCTATAGAACACCTCATCTGCCGCATGTAAGGTGGCATTCATCTTAGCCATATGCTCGAAGTACTTTTGACAGTCTTCTAATACAGCGTCAATCTTCTGTAATTCTCGTTGAACATTCTTGTTCATTTTAGTCGCCAGTTATCGCGTAGAGCAAATCAGGTTTCTTAAGTTTAGACTCAGCCAAAAACTTTAGCAGGTCCTTAGCTGGAACGCCACCACTAACACCGATCTCGCGGTCGTTAGAATCGCTCCATCCCACGTCTGTTAAAGCGACAATCTCACCTTTTGCGTTCGTCCATGGGCCACCAGAATTGCCTCCGCGGATAGTGGCGTCAGTAAGTACCCACCGGTCATGCTCCCCGCTAATTATACCGTAACTAACGAACCAAACCATAAAACCTTTGATATTCCCTACCACTACAATAGGCTCCCCTGTTCGTACTTCGGTCGCTATAGTAGGCGTCTTATGCCCTAAAACTGGCGTCTCGAGCGTCAGGAGGGCCAAATCATTAGGAAGGTTGACGAATTTCACCTTAGCACGTACCACCTGAGCTCCAGGATACGGATAGATCCACATGTTTTTAGCTGAATGGTCGTCGCCTAACACATGGGCGCACGTAAGGACAGTTGTAGAGCTAAGGAGAATGCCGGTCCCACGGGAAATGCTTCCCATGTCCTCGTTGCTTATCAGAACAGTGAAATCCTGTACGGTCTTGACCACGGCGCCGCTTATAGCTGGAGCGCTATATCGGGAGTCTGGCAGCGTGACGCTGTGCTTAGGAGGCGTCAATTTAACGGCTAGGACAGCACCTAATGTGGACATACTGCACACTAATAAGATGAGTCGCTTCATTTCTGATCTCCTTTTTTAGGCGATTTAATCCTAGCGGCTTTCATGCCCTGGAAGATTTTATGCTCTACCAACTCGGGATGGGCGTCTACGATCATATCAGGTTTCTTATACTCTCCCAACAATCTCGCCATATCAGCTCGAGTCTTAGGCTCCTTTGTTTTTGCCCATTCCATAAACTTAATATACTCGTCAGCGTTAGTAAACACGTCTATGCGCGTCATCTTTTTCATCAGATCTTCTCTCCTTTAAACCTGTGCCCACATTTTTTGCACTGATAAACCTGATATAGTCCGTCTGCACCGCGTTTTTTGCCGTACTTTATCGCGTATCGTCTAGGACATAGATGCGCAGGATTAGGCATACTTTGCGGCACCCATGCTTCTATTTTCTGATATAATTCTTCTGTCGACAACACGTCTTGTATATTGTAGCGCTTCATCTCATTCCACGCGGCAAGATTTCCTTTTAGACACTCACTCCAGAGAGACAGGCCTGGAAACTTGCTGTGTGATAGCTTCTTATACTTAGTGCAGAACTTTTCTGATAAGTATTCCAGCGAATGTGACGTAAAAGATGCCACCCGCTTCGCGATAAGATATGTGTCTAGATGTCTATACGGGCTAGGCGCCTTCATCCCGTGAAGCATGAATCGAGCGTTGATCTTCTTGGCATCAAACGCCTTTCCATTCTGTGTGATGACAATATCAGCCTCATCGAGCAACCGCCATAGAGGCTTTAGGATAGGAAGATCATTGCCTGCCTTCAGCTTCCGTTGGTCGTAATACTGGATGCTAGAGGCCGGTTCTCCTAGCCATTTAGCACTCCAGGCCATAATGTGCCAGTCCTGTACAACCTGATTAAGACCTACAAACTGATCTTTAAGGTTCCACACGTACACAACCAGCGGCGACGTCTCGATATCCAGCACCAAGACTCGTTGTTTGACCATTAGTTGCCCCTTTTCCGTTCTTCGACGATAACTTCGGACAGTATTTCTGCACCGATTATCATATCGAATAACACACGCACTGACGCCTCAAACCCTATGTTGCTATAGAGCTGTCGCATCTCAAACTTTAACTGAGCTTTATCTAACTCCGAAGGATTTGTGGACATTTCTCGCCTCTTTTCAGTATAAACCCATACTTGTTATTTTGCTTATTCCAATCGTCGTATAATTCTTGACGCGTAGCGTTTACATAACGAGTCTTACCTGTAGGTTTTTCGGTCCCACCAGGCCATCCATAACGGAGATAATCGAAACCCCCATCGACAAACGTCCCACATTTACACCCATGAAAGTCATGACGAGCTCTACTATACATCTCAAGGTCGCATTTACGACAGATGACAGTGTAAACCCGCGTCCGTACCTGCTTTTTAGCCATCTTATTTCACCTCGGTAACGTAGACATCCACTGGAATTTCTCCGCCCTTTTTCTTAGCAGCCGCCATGAGCAATTCTACCACTTCGATGGGACTAAACGTATCTAATGTTGGCGTCGCATCGATAATCACGTGGAACAGTTTCATGACTTCCTCCGTTGTTGCGCGGTCTTCTTCTTGTGACAGATCTTGCATAAAGCTCTTTGAGGACCGAAAAACATCTTTTCTAAGAAGGCCGACGTGTCACGCCAGCTCACCAACGTTCCGATAGGTGGCTCATGGTCCACTTCGCACATTTGGAGGGGCCAAGACTGCTTGCATTCAGGACAATGAAAATGTTTGTAGTCTAACACAGCGCAATCACACGTAGTCGCTTTGATGATGGTCCGTCTTTCTGCGCTTCTAGACCAAATAAGCCGCAGTGCGGAGCGTAGCTTAGTTTCTAATGTCTTTGGTTTCTTCACTGTGAATGCTCCATGCAAAACGTCATATAACGAGTCCAAGCCGCGTTCATATTCGGCGTGAATCTTAAACCTATGCTTATAGCGATGTTTCCAGCTTTAGAGACGTACGTTTTATCAGCGTTTCGCATAGCGTTTCCAAATTCTTCTATAATAAGCTCTAATTCTGCGGCTTCCCGTTGTTGTTTTAGCGTGTTAAACTTTACTTGTGTTCCAGTCTTGCCCATACCCTACCTCCGATTTGAGCCTTAGTGACGGTAGCCAACTAGGTGATCTTTCCATAACATCCTTTAACGCTTTAGTCGTAGTTTGCGCTGTTTCAGACGGACTAACTGCGATGATTTCATCATGAATCTGTCCCACGCATTGAATTCCACTTCGTTCAGCTCTTTCAATAGCGTCTTTACATAGTTCTCCCGCGAGAGCTTGGCAGACATTTTCGATAACCATCCCGCCATAGATGCCAACAGGTTCCGCTTCGTACGTCTTAAAGAACGCGTCATAGTGCCACCCCTCTCGTTTCTTGTTAGCTTTCTTATCCATGTACCAGCCATGTCTAAGGTTTGGATACTGAATTGCTAGCCCCGAAGGTAGTATCACGGCGTTTTTTCTTACCTTGATGAACGGCGCGAACCACATGCACCCAACCGAGCCCGTGGATATGAGCGGCAAAATGGCATTTGCCTGTTCCCATAATTTGGGGACATTGAAGTATGTCGTGCGGTATAAATCTACGGTGCGCCATGCTTCATCCTCCGTTATGTCTTTTTTAAGCACTGTTTTAATCCGTGCTTGAAACTTCTTGGCTCCCATACCATACCCAAGACCTAAAATGCCTTCTTTTCCGAAGAATCGCTCCGTTGGATGATCTTTCTTGTTAATTGGGCGACCATATACTACTGAGGCAAAGTCTGAGTATACGTCTACGTCTTTAACGAAGGCTGACATAAGCCTAGGTTCCTTAGCCAACCAGGCGACAAGACGCGCTTCTATAGCGGCAAAGTCGCCTACTACGAGAGATTGACCATCAGGAGCACAAACAGCAGAGCGAAGAAAGCTGCCCCTAGTGAAATTTTGAGGATTACCACCAGCTCCTGATCCCCCCGAATAGCGATGAGTTTGTACAGCTCCTGAAAAGCCAACATCGAACGGGAAAGCGCCAGTTTTAGCGACAGCCAAAAGGCTTTCACCGCGTGTTTCAAGGAGGCTTGCTTTGCTTGCGATTCTGGCGGCATATAGTTCAGGATGGGAGTTTCTGAGAGCGTCAAGTCCAGTATCCGTTTTCGCAAACGCAGGGATCGCTTTTCCTGTTCTTGGTGACACTTTTGTTCGTACTGCGACGCCCCGTTCCATAAGGAGTTGTGCGAATTGTTTATCCGAGCTAAGGACTGTCTTTTCGATGCCCGACGCTTTGATGACCGTTTCCCTGCGGAGCTTTTCTTCTTGGACGCCTTTTTCGAGGACGGCCTCGGATAGTCTAAGCCTAGGTTCGAGAAAGGTTCGAATTGTCCAATCAATGGACCATAGCTGCGAGATGGGGAACTGTCCGATAAGCTTATCATATATTCCTCCGCATAGATTAACGTCGTTGCAGCAATACTCACCTAAAGCTGCCAATTGTTCAGCCGTAGGATTCAGCACACCATCGCATGACAGCTCGCCTTTTGCAGGCAGCCCCAGATACTCGGCCAGTCGCTTTAACGAATAGCTTGACACATTCCCACCTATAACAGCTTTTGCTAGCCCCACGGTGTCCATATAGGCATGGGGTGGGAGCATATTGAACCGCCACCGCAGAATAGCGCCATCGAAACGGATGTTGTGCGCTACAAGCACCGTGTTCATCCAATCCACTGAGGCTACCCACGCCTCTATAGCGTGATCTCCGGCGATCCAGTGCGTCTTGGTGTCATCTAAGAAGCGATACCCTATCCCATGAGCTTTGAAACGAGTATCTTTAACGTACTGGACGATAGGCAACCCCTTAGGGCTTTCCTTAGTCTTCAAACAATAACCGCCCTTCTTATCGTAGAAGGTTTCGAAGTCGATGACTAGGATGCGCTTACGGTCGTAAGTTAAAATGGCAATTCGCCGGTCCCTTCACACGCCCCGCATTGTTTTTCGTTGGGTTTGAATCTTTCTTTTACAAATTCTGCTCCATTGATGTTAAAGAATACACCAGCCGCATGATCCTCATCCGTATCTCCACGCAACCAAGCCCGGAAGTGATTAAACGCCGACTGACGGAAACGATGATATTCTGCCTCTCCTGTGGCTAATGTCCAATTTGCCACACCAGGCGTCACGTCAGGGTATTTAACGGCTCCCTTAGTGAGATGCTGAGCCCAACGATCGAACATCGGACCATCTACGATGCGCAGATAGTTTGTTTTTCCACCGACAGGTTCCCTTACCATCCCACTAGCGAACAGCTCTCGTCCGCCGCCGTCTTTTACAGTAAACTTATCGCCTGCCTTAGTTTCCATGGTTTATTCCTCTTCTTTCTTCGCTAGATTGTTAGCGACTTGCCATTCTACGCCTGCCGCCGTTACCCATACAAAACACATCGCGTTGCCGCTCCATGCAGTCAGTATAGCCGCTATGATGGACAGAACAGAAGTCGTGTACCACATGATCGCTCTTGTATTCATAGATGCATGAGCCAGATGATTAGATCAGTCGTCACGTCTATCCACCAGTCCTTAAGCGCCTGTATTTTTGAAGACATAAACTTCTCCATTCTCCCCAACTTTCTGGTCTTCATAAGGGGCGGCAATCCGACGATATAGTTCTAATTTGGCGCATTCTAAAGCCCCTACAAGTTCATTCAACACTGTATAACTGAGCCCACGCATTGCAAGGTAGTCATTACAAAGCTTTGATACCTGATAATTCAATTCGCCAGGTTTACGAGCCTTTAGTCCGCGTAGGTCTAAATTGTCTCTATCTTCTTTCATAATGTAAGGCATTATAATTCCTCCACTTTAGCGATATGTAAATCAATCAAATCTATCTTGTGCAATTGATCTGCCGCAGCTTGAAGATCGTCGCCAAATAAAAGCTCAATATACCGGTCTTCTGCCATGCTACGGGACTTTTCTAGACGCGCCAACAGACCGGGGATGTTCCAACTATCTCTCACGCTCATTTTATCCTCCGTTTGAGCCAGCGGAAAGCCGCCATTTGTGTGGGGCATATCTTCGTGGCTAGTATTGTGCTAAAATTTACTAGCGTCTTGTCGTACATACGGGGTGCGACAAGAATGATAGGCCGTTTATGCTTGAAGTACATCCTAGCCATTTCCCACGCTGTCCCAGAGCTTGATTTATCTCCGGTAAGCACCACGATAGCTTTGCAGCGGTCTAGACTGTGAAAATCCTTCTTTACGAAGCGCTTCATCCGCCTAAGATTAGGCTTGACATCAATGATCTGATGCGGTTTGACGTATTCATCTGCGCTAGGATCGTACGGCTTGAGCCCTAGCTGTTTGCAGATGTCTACAGCATTCTCACGCTCAGTCAGCACATCTCGGCCTAGTCGACCATGCATCGCGCCGGCTAGATAACAATCGAAGATCAGTTTCACGACTGTATCCCCATGTAGTACTGAGGGTCTTCGCCATTGGGCCAATCGTAACACTCACGGTGGATAATCTCAACACATTTCTCAAGCTCGGTTATCGCGTAAGTGACACCGCTCTCGAGGTCCACAAAGGTTGAGAGTACTACCGCCACAAGTTTATCTCCGTCTTTAAACGGAAAATCGCATATCGGGCATAGTTTTGGCATTAGTCCCACCATCCTTGCATATATTTGTCTAAGTGTTTCCACAGGCCGTGCCAGTTTCTACGTTCTCGGCGATGTGTAGCTCTCAATGCTTTTTGACATCCGAGAGGGTCTTTGCAATCGTTGAAGTCTTTCAGACTCACGTGCCATTGGTTCCAGTGCATAGACCATTCATCGTCTGGGTCCTCGTCGTCGATGTTCCGCAGCATCACTTCAGCTTGGGCCATCTCAGCTACATGATCTTCCGCGTGGGCTATGATCGCGTGTGTCTCCATGTGGTGGCGCATCCGGTTTATCTTAAACCGCATCATCCGCAGAAGATGGGCATGGTCCCAGTCTCTGTCTTCCCACAACAGCGGGGCGTAGTCGTACAGGCGGACAATGAAGTCCCAGATGTCGCCTGGAACATAGGTCCAGAACTTCCACCAACGAGAACAGTATTTCCGATATGGGTTATAGCTCATTGAACACCTTTCCAGCACTTAGCGCAACGAGTATACAACCAACCTTTACCTCGGAGCTTACCCTTCTTCCCACACTCCTCGCAGACAAAGGCGCTCTTCCGTTCCGCTATCTCCACCACTTCATACATCTCATCAGTTCCACTACTTAGATAGAATCTCAGCGTCCCAAACTTCTCCTTGATCTGGCTAGCCCGTGGATGGTACTCATTTTCAAGCGTGGCCTTACTCCATTCAACGATAAGAAGCTCTAGTTTCGCTGCCGCTTCCTCAATGATACTATACCACCCGTCCCCACACTCAAAACCCCAGCACATAGCGGTTGTCTGCATAGAAGCAGTACGATCCGCGAAGACGTGGGGATACTTGCGGCAAAGTTCCTTATCTAGTTTGGCGTTCATACTTGTTCGTTTAACCCCCGTACCACAATACCCGTGGGCGTATCTATCACTGAAGCATAGAATGCTTTCGCGGCCGATGCTAGCGTGCTCTTAGTGTGCCAGATTAGAGACGTTCCTGCGCTTACCTTACGGACCGTCAGCATAAACTCAGCCGCAGCGATGATTCCCACGCTCCCTACCATCGTCCCCGCTGTTGGTTCTCCTTGCGGCTCACCGTTAGGATAGGCCATTTTAGACTCGTGGTTGATGAAAGCAAACGTGCATCCTATCTCATTACGAAGAGATTTTACTCGTTCAAGTACCTTTTGAATCTCTGTGCGGTCATTCTCTGGCGCTGTGTGAAATGTAGCGAAGCTATCGATAATTATTAAGTCCGGGCGCATCTCTAAAAGCTCCGTACGGAAAGCTTGGAATGAGGAGTCTATGTTAAGCTTGATCGTCGTACCAGACTTGACGAAAAGTCGTCCCTCTAAATCCTTCTTTACCAATCCCTTGGCGGCAAGTACAGCTCCGAAGCGTCTTTGAGTTTCGCCCTTCCAACGCTCTTGATCGATGAATAAAACCTTGCAGCTTGTCACTGGAAACAAGCCGATCCATAGACCGGATTCCCGAGCACTTTCCACAGCGAGATCGATACACAACCAGGTTTTGAGTGTTCCTGGCAATCCAGCTACGAAGCCGATTGACTTTTTCGCCACGAAGGGTTCGCATATCCATTCCGCCTTTTTGACGTCTTGTAGAAACTCGTCGATTGTTTCGGCTTTTGATTCTCCTGGCGCGGTCATAGGAGCTGCATACCGGGTCCAGATTTCAGTTATCTTGTCTCGTAGTCCTTCATACGGTTTGCCATTCTCAAGAGCATGTGGCTGAAGCAGTGCATATGTATCCGCTTCGCTGAAGTTATGCTGTCTAAACTTACCGAGCACACGAATAAGGGTATTGTGTACATGGCCATTCTGCATCTCTTTAATAGCTTCTGCTATCCAACCTGTCTCATTTCGCTTTATTAAGCCTGGCAGCGTAGTTTTTGGCTCTATAAACATAATAGGCAGTGGAGGCAGCAAGCCTCTTGAAATCGGCGATCCAGCCCAACAGTACTTCTTTCCGTTCGGGTGCAAACTCGGCGGTGCCACGACGAATCCACCCGTCCCCCGAGTATCCACGCCGTCGGCTATTTTTGCGGCTCGCCTTGTGACGAGCTTCTGTCCTTCTGGCACGAGATACCATAATTGTTCTCCATTCCCTGTGATCGTCCTAATAGGCGATACGAGACCCATCTTGCGGCCTGACGCGAGTCCTGCTTGGCCGTCAAGATCTACAACGCCTATCCCATCACCAGTTCGTATGCCTATATTAGCATTAGGCCACTGTGTCCACCACTTCCGCACCTGTTCCAGATCTGTCGTAGCATCTGCTAAACCATGAGCGGTACGCGGGTGCTTACCCTTGCTATGCTTATCACCGTTGGGCAATACATCAGCCGCGCCGTGAGAACATGAGCAGACGCCGACTCCAACAGGTTCCCATAACGGGAACACTGGGAAGCCTGCTTCTGCATATTTAAGCGCGTGTAGCATCATTTATTTCCGCAGATCTGGATGAGATGCTCTTTAGCGGCATTTTTCATCCGATTGATTTGAGCAAGGGACTCTAGTTTGCGATTCACCTGTCTAGCAACCTTCCGGCTCGCTGATATAAGGGTCTTCAACTGTTTGATTGCTTGACGTTTCTGCGACAAGGGTTTCCTCATTGGCTGGCTCCTTTTCAAACTGCTGCTTCAATAGTAACTCTTTATACCACATTGGCAAACCGTGTGACACACGACGAGCGATCTGCGGCCATGCGAAGTCAAACAATTGTTGCTTAATTTCTTCTTCACATTCGCGCTTCACGTCTTCCGGGATTTCCTTCATAAGCGCGCTAATGTCTTGGACCGACCCTTTAATTATACCATGTTCTGTGAGATGTTGTAACCCCTTTTGCCAGCGGGCCTGTGTACTATATTTTAGGGCCAAAAGGCCTATGAAGTCAACGGTCGTGGGATGGTCTTGCCGCCAAGTCTTAGAATGCACCTCTTTAAAGGCTTCGCTCACGAATTTGCCCATAAGCACCTTTTTATCAAGCCCAAATAGCCCATATCCTACCGGTTTGACTACCACACCCTCAATCTTTTGGCCTCCTAGAATGCTCTCTATGTCTAGGAACGCACGAAACTCATCTAGGCTAGCTACGATACCCTCTTTGAGCAAAGGTACCACTTCTAGGCCCAATCTAGCGGCTTCTGCCGCTTTCTCTGCGTAGGGAAGGAATTCACATTCCCCTATTTCGATGTCGAATAGAATGACATGAAGAGCAGGAATACGTTTATAAATCAAGCTGTTATGCTTAGGAGTACGCAAATACTCCCCACGGTAGGTCCAGCCTGGGTGCAGCTTGGGGGCTAGCATTTTAACCGTTTCCACGGCCAACGAGAACATCTTTTCGGGCGCATCCACGATCATCTCGCAGCCTTTAGATCGAACGCGGATATCGCCGTTCTCATCCACTCCAAAAGAGAACTGTGAACCGTCCACCTTCTCTTCGACATAGACAGGACCCTTGAGCAAGTCGCCAATAGCCTTGTGTCCCATGTTGTAGATCGAGCTGTACGAATGCCAACTATTCACGGAACGCTCCTAAGAGAACCAGCACTAAAACGATGATAAGCAGGTCGTGATTCATCTTACGCCTCCATTCGACAGCTCTTTATATAATCTCTACGATTTCGTCGTTGCTCAGACGGCGTGGCCCATCGGCAATTATAGAACTCATAATTTCCGTCGTTATTTACTCGATCTAACGAAGTGTTCTTTGGTCTATCTCCCATATCACGCAGAAAGTTCACGAACTCTTTCCACGATTCGTCAACTTTTATCCCACGCCCACCATAGTACTTATAGTTACTCGCGGCGGGATTTGTACAGCGAGCCCACATTGACGCCCATGATTGATAAGTCGGTGTCCATTCTTTTCCGATCGTATGACCATGTGTCCGGCGGTCTTTTTGTCCAGCTCCGAATCTTAAACCAAGCTTATGACCTGGTTTAAATCGTTTACCGTATGGATGCCCCTTCTTAAATGGCATTTGGTAACCTCCCAACGTCATCAAACATAGCGCGAAGTTTGAGGAACCTATTGAGTGGCCGCTTGCCTAATTTGAACACCTTGGTTGTCAGTTTGAACCGCGGCTTATCTTTGCTAACATGCACAATCATTCCTTCTTTCAACTCTATGCCAGTTTGCTCTTTATACGCTTGAGCATAAGCTACGAGCTGAAGGTCCATGTCTGGGTAGATACGCGTGCTAGTCTTCCAATCGAACAGCATCCGCTTCCCGGCAAACATACCTACTGCGTCTAAAGTACCTGAATAGGCATACTTATGGCTTACTACTTTGAGCTCTGTGGCATGGATTTCACCATTCACAGTCTTAGCCCACTCAATGAATGACGCCATCATACCATTTACCCGTTTCTGCATGTTGCTTGACAATTCACTGCTTGCTAAGTAGTAACGATCTGCTAAGTATTCATCTACGCAACGGTGAAACTCTGTTCCCACCTTGCTAGCAGTTTCTGTCTTACGTTCCGCTAGGTATCCCCACTTGTCTCGCCACGCATTAAGCCAAGGCTTTTCCTCTGACCCCGTTATGGTAGAGACCGAGGGATACCAAACGCCATCGATGAATGTCTCACTGTGCGGAATTTTAGGCTTCCTCAGTGATGAACTTAGCTAATTCTTTGGCGTCTAGTTTGACTTGCGCCAAATACGCGGCTCGATCTGCCGTTGTACAATACTGGCCGTAGTTCACGGAACTAAGAAGAGCTTGAAGGACGCCTGATAAGCGAATACATTCGCCCGTTCGGATGTCACGCGCTTCTTTGCGGTCCCAATACTCCTCTTTGGTTAGTGATGCTTCATTACCAGCTTTAGCTGCTCGAGCTTTAGCAACGGCTGGAGCCGCTTTGGGCGCGACCGCAGCAGTAGACGCTTGGATAGTAGTAGCTGCTTGTCCTAACATTGCTGGTTGTCCTAACATTTCTGGTGAAGCAACGGCGGCTGATGTTTTCTTTAATAAAGGCATTATGTCCTCCTATTCGATAACGACACTGAAGACGTGAGCTGGATTTCCACGGCCTACTTTCTTTGTACCTTTATACTCAATGGTAACTGTCTCGCCATCTTTAACATGCGCTAATTGGCGCGCGAGTCGAGTAGGAGCAAACGCTTCGACGATTTGGCCTTCTTCTGGTTGAACCTCTTGCTTATTAAGCGTGAATTTACATGACGCGTCCAACACTTTGAAACTATACACGGGTTTTGGACCATATTGCGTCTTAACATCACGCTTGCCAGTCAACACACCCTTAAGCATTGCACCTTCTTCTTTCAACATCGCTGTAGGTGCGAAGCTTCCACCGCCGCCTTCGTCTGGAATGTTTCTTCCCATATTATACATCCTCCTTTATAGTTTTACCGACATGAACAACACGAAGTCTAAGTCTTTCAACCCTGTAGGATTCACACCAGCATTTACAGACAGATTACCCCAACAGTTGTATCCTGCAGATATGTAAGGCTTAGCGAACACATATTGGTGATCGAGAGACACGCCAATAGCGACAGAGGCATCAAACGCTCCCCAATAGAACGGCTCGAATCCAAGCAATCCGCGAGTAGTATCGGAATATCCTACGCCGATAATAGGCCGTGCTTCAAACCCAAACATGTGTCGGTCAACTGTAATACGCCCGTCCTTCTTAACGCGAACAGTAGGATTGCGAGCGTACATCTTAACAGTACCAGAAGATGTCTCAATGATAATACGATGAGTCTTCTCGTTAAACGTTATTAGTTCTTGCTCATCAGAACGTAATCCTGTATGCCCTGGAATAGAAAGTAGGACGATAGTTCTTTCAACCTTATGCTTAAACCAAAGAAACGCTCCTAATAAGATCGCGCCAATTACAGCTATGATCTTTAAAGAAAACTTGAAATGATCGCTAAATATCATTTGCCCTCCATAGCTTTAGCCACGGCAGCGGCAGACAATGCTTCTTTAATCTTATCAAAAGGCCAGTCTGAACATAGCACACCAGCTGGGCCGGCGATCAGAGTCTCACACCCAGGAGTCGCCACGCCAGGGATTTGAACGCCTTCAACCTGCATAGGATTGATCCATAAGTGGCTGCCGACTTGGATCAATGCGAAGGCCATCTTTACGTGGTACATTATACGCTCTCCTGTTGTCTAAGTGCTCTGGCGGCTTTTCGCTGTAGCTTCGCGGCCTTCTTATTAGTCATAAATACGTCGCGTCTCATCCCTTTACGTGTCTTTCTATTTGGAGTGGTTGTACTATTTGGATAGCTTTTGAATAACATGATGATCCTTTCCTGGGGCATGGATAGCCCACACGCGAAGATGTCTAGTACCTATACGCCTTTCTTCTTGCTTGGTGTAAACAAAAAGGTCAATACGCCGTTTGTGACGAGCTGCCATACAATCATTAATAACGCGGCAACCAAAACCATCAACACATAGCACATCCCCGTAATGAACAATACCAGACCGAAGCAGATCCTGAGAAACAGCCACACCGGCCTCGCTAACGTTATCACCGACAGAAGTTTCACAGTGGTGCCTCCCAGTGCATTCAGGCTTCGTTTGTTCGGGTACCGCGCGATACGATGTCACGGTCATAGTTCCGATGAGGACCGCTTCAATAAGCATTGGTTGTCCCCTTTGGTCTAAAGTCAGCTTGATGATCTCCACCACACTCAAACTCGCACGTTTTAATCTCCACTCTATTGCCAGTGGCGAGACAATTTGGACAAGGCACATATCCGAAACGAGCAGCATTTACAGCCTGATTATACCAACTGTCTACATCACGCCATCCTTCTTTCGCGTCCCATTGGTACACAAAGAAGTCTATGCAGCACTCTGGGATTTTAGAATGTTTTCCAAAAGCTTTGTGGTATTTCCGCGCTTCTTCGTTAGTCATGTGGAGTAAGAGCGTCTCTTTCTGGGATAAACTCATCAGTATTGTCTGGGTCATAATCTACTGTGCCTTTACCGTCGCACTCTGGGCACAATTCATCTACGCCGTCTTCTACATCGCCTATGGTAAAGCTACCCATTCCGTTGCACGTAGGGCAATCAAACACGTTCACGATGTCAACCTCCATGATGGCCGGTCCCTTCTGTCTCAATTGCTCCGCATTCAGGGTTAAGACAAACCCAATAACCACCGCCGTCAAATGTAGACTTCCATTCTAACTTATGCTCTCCTTGCATCGATGACTTAGAATGACAGATAGAGATCATTTTAACCCCAACTTTCTTTTTAGTTCATCTAGTTCACGCTGTTCGTAAGACCGCCCAAGCTTGATCTGTACCACGGCAATGTCCACCGTATGGTTGTAATGCTTCACGTCGTAACGGTAGCCGCTGTTCAGGGATACGTACTTCCAGTCATACCAGCGAACATCTAAACCCACGTTCAGGAACAGGTTATTGTTGATATTAGCGTCCACACCATCGCGGCCGTCTTTACCATCTTTCCCGTCTTTACCCTTAGCTCCAGTATCACCCTTTGATCCTGTAACGCCTTGTGTACCTTGAGCACCAGCAGCTCCAGCGCTCCCCTTCAACTGAGAGAGCGGCACATAGTCGATGTCTGTGGTGTTATGCGGAGCGTTTGGATCCTGTTCGCCAGCTGCCGGATCACCGACGCGGTTGTATTCAACTGGCACATAGAATTGTCCGTTAGGTGCTTGTGTAGGATGGTCATAGATCGTCGTTACGCCTAACCCTGAAGCTCCAGCTTTCGCGTCATGTTCTGCTTGACTATCTGTTACTGCCGGATAGTTGAGACCTAAATCAGCACGAGCGACGCTAGCCGTCAAGATCGTTGCTATGAATACCGCTAGTTTGTTCATTTTGTCTCCTTTAACGTCTCTAACAAAGCCTTACGTTTCTCCAGCGCCAATTGCTGCTGAAACCACATTGTTTTAAGCTCTTGAATCTCTTGTTTGATAGTCATATGTTCTCCTTATCCTGCCCAGTTCGGTTCAGGCAATCCAGCGAGTAAGTCATGCTTCTGCTCGAAGCGTTCTATCACAATAGGCTTACGATTGCTGCTTGATCTAGGCATACCGTGCCCCATCAAGAAAGGAAATAATTCACCTTCTACACGAGCTACTATTGCGGCTTTCTTAGCTGGATCCATCTGTTTGTATACGTGCTTAAAGTTAGTCTTATGATCTAAAGCCTCGAGTACGTTGTTAAATTTAACACCGCACCGTTCGCAATTCTTCATGAGATTAGTCCTTTCTCTTTCATGCCTTCTAAACTTAACGTGACATTGCCATTGCGGTTTCCGTAGATATACCCAGCGATTTTAGGTTTTAAAATGTCGTATAAGTGAAACCCACCATTTGGACCATTCTGCCATCCTACGTGTTTCACTTCAATGCCTGCACCTTGGATAATCACCATCTCTGATTCGAGCACTTCTTCCGGTGTCGCGATATCGATTCGTTTCATTTTGTCCTCCTGATTAATTATACCTTGAGAACGCCGAAAAGTAAATGGGTCAAAAGCATTATTTTTAGGCCGCTATCTTTATCGAGCTCAGTCATATAATCACAGTAGCCAGAATAACAGCCTAAACACCACTGTTCACCACTTGGGCCTTCATAAGTAGCATCAGGTTTGTCACACTTCTCGCAGAGATATAATTCCTGGATCATTGTCCCACCATCCACACTATGACGGCCAACGGGATATACACTATAGCGGTAAAGATCACCACGGCAAACCATCCTAATGCTTTAAATAACCTAGTCATTTTAAGCCCCTTTTCTGGCACGTCCATCTACCTTGGCCGTCTCTTGTGCAATCAGACGTCTGAACCATAGAGCATCCGGTGAGAAGCAAAATTATAGTAAAAACTAAGCAGATTATAAAAACTGATATCACTGTTTCTTTAATCCATTCTAGGGTTGAATTAGTCATCTTAATCCTCCTACGTATGGCGGTGGGTCGCATTCTTTGTGGCGAATAATATCGTCACCTATTGACTGCCACTTGCCGGCGTCTTTCTCAAACTGGATACTAGCTCCGCAGATATAGCATTGCTGCCAAAGTTTCTCACCGTTTTCTAATATACAAGGCCTATCAACAAACTCTACAACGGTGCTTTTAAACAGCCGTGGGTAGATAGGGTGTAAGTAAATCATATGCCCTCGTCGTTAATAAGATCGTATCCTAAAGCACAGCGTTTCTCATCCCACGCTATCCTATAAGCCGTATAAGCGTAAGCATCTATAAGCTTCCAGTCTCCAGCTACTTGCTCTTCAAAGTGCCGATTCTCATCTGTCATTCGCATTTGAGTCTTCGTTATCTGGATATTAGGCACTCTCTTGAATGCTCCGGACGGCCAAAACTCAATCAATTCGTAACGGTAAGCAGTTTCTGCAGGTCGATTATGCTCGCCTATAGCTCGAACCATCTTCCTAAAGAAAGGAACGCTCATTTTATCACCGCTATAAGACGATCAAAGTATTCTTGCGGCTTCATATCCCATTCTACTGGTTCAGATACTATAGGCCACGAGTTAATGTGGCGAGTTGTTGTGCGACTATACTTAGTTTGAGTACGATAATACTGTTTAGTCCTACGATCTTGAGCAGCTACTGGCGTACTATAACTAATTAAAACCCTGTAATCGTTCAACACTAACTCGGTCACGTTTCGCTTCAAGGTTATTTTGTCCATGCTATCTTATACCCCCAGAACACTGGAAAGTACATGGGTCTTTTGGCTAATAATTCGCCTTATAACGCGCTAGGTTCTCCTGATTCTTACCTACATAGCGAGAATGGATCTCATCCGCAGAACATCCCCAAATCAACAGCGCTTCAACCGTAAAATGGAGGATGTCTATAAGCTCAGTCTTAATATAGTCTGGATCAGCTGGGGTTGTCTGTGTCTTCCAGTGTTTCCACCTAAGTGCTCCTTGACCCTTCACGCCGTTGATGTCGTCACCGTTTAATAGCTCACCTAGCTCTGCTAGGATAGCTACTATCATCTCTACTGTGAGTGTTTCCTTAGCTTTCTGATCCATACTAGCGATGTCGTGAAACTTATTGGCGATGATGAGCTGCCGAGCTACGATATCTTCAAGCTTGTCTTGCATAGGTTCCTCTTTAGGCGAACGTTCCATTTAAAAGTCTAACGCGTTTTGTCATTGATCTTTTACTATTTACGCTCCGTGTTACCCATCTGACGTTTCTAGGTTCATAATCGCCGTGAGAGTCAATCCTATCAACCGTGTATCTTAGCCCCGGTTTCTTACAACCAAAATCTTGCTCATAAACGCTAAAGATATGCCATGGCTTATACACTCTAACATCTTGGCCGCCATAATTAGAATACTGAGGTCGTTTCGTATTGTAACATCGAACCATCATAGCATCCCAGTTTGTAAAAGATGGGTGATTGACGCACCACAACTTGCTCTGCACGCGATACTTAAGCTTATGGGCCTTATAATACTGGGCCGCGTAAGTCTTTTGTCGTGCGCTATACACTAGCATATCCTAGCATTTTCTTAACCTTATCGTGGTCGCGTTCATAATAATGCATTGAATTGGCTATGTGCGTATAGGTACCTTTCGTTAAAGTTGGATAAGTAGATTTTAATTCCGCTATCATCTTGTCAAGCAAACTAGCAAACCAAGGTAAATCGTATACAAGCCCTAACACTAGATCATTAGACCGCATTATAATAGTCAAATGAAGTTGATCGTTTCTTATGAGGAAATTGCCATACATCGTACATGGAAAGTCTTTCACACCTATCCGTTGATGTTCGGGTAAACTAAAACGTAAGATAGCTTGTCGTGTATCCTTATCAGCGATTAAGCTTTGCTTTGCCCAATCCCACGGAGTTAAACCATTAGGACAACTACGGTTTCGCCATATCAAGAAACCATAAGCTGACACGATCGTGCCATCCTCATTAGCGATCTTACTCCAGAAACTACTCGCCTTCTCAAAATCTTCAAGCCGATTAGTCATACTATTGTAAAGCTCACACTCTAGCTTAGTATAATTCGCAATCACTTTATTACGTTCTTCGTCGTGGGTTATAATAGGTTCAGACGTAGGATGCGTCACAGTAAAACTATAGTTTACTATCTCTTTAATGGCTTGCCCACGCGGCGCAGAACGGTATTGATAAGCGTTAAATACGTCACTAAGCGCTCCTAAATAAGCTTGATGTGTAGTGCTATGTATTATAGACATACTGTACCTATGATTGCTCCAATTTTATTTAATATATCGTCAAGATTCTGCTTGTTTGATCCATCATAATTTATAAATGGAATGCTATTTTTAATTTTCATAACGTTTTCAAAACTCATCGCAGCGCGCATATTCATAGTGTTATCTACTAATTCTTGCTGTTTACTAACTTTAAGCCTTTTATTAGCGAGTTTAATATCTGTTGACGCGTATATTAAAATAGCTTTCATTGATTTTAGCATATATTCAATTACACGAAACTCGCGCTCATTAATGCCTATCGTACCGCGAAACATTGGCCCATAAACTAATTCACCAAGATGGAACCTATCACAAACTGTTGAATATTTTAAATCTAATAAAAAATCTATATACTCATCCGCCGGGCGCCTTTTCGGTGGTCCAGAGTGATAGTAATGATAGCCAAACCGCTTAGCAATAGCTTTAGCTAACGTAGTCTTTCCCGTTTTGTCTGCGCCTTCAATTATAATTAACATTATCGCTCCATTTCCGCTTTAATAAGATTATACGCGGCCATGTTGCCTTTAACCCATTTCTTAATACGCGCTTCAATCGCTTTGATATGTTTGGCTACCCCTTGGTGCGAGATGCCAAGCTCGGCCCCTATCTCATCTTGTGTAAGCTTGTCATAGTTGTAAAGGGCCCACACCCGCTTCTGCCGGGGCGTGAGATACTTCGCGGCCTCACGCACCAGCAGCTGCTCTGGTGTAGGATGCTGTTGACCAGGAGTAGCACCAGCAAACGGGTGATTCGGAGATAAACTCTCCAAACTTACCCCAATTGGGTTCTTAATCTTATCTTGATTTCTTTTCATAATATAGTTTTACTCTCCATATATAGCGTTCTTGGCAACCTATTTATGCAAACTTTTGCTAATTTTACGGGCCAACATCTTATCCCACTTGATTTTATCAACTGTTTCTATCTTCATCACTTCGACAGTGAGGCCCAATCCTCGCTTGAGCGCGTCATGCAGCTTGACCTGGGCTGGGCTTAGCTTATCTAGCGGAGTTTTCAACTCGATAAGACGAACTACGCCATTCTTCATGACCAGTAAATCTGGCCATCCTGCGCGGAACACCTCATATCCTTGATTTTGCAATTCATCATGTATTCTCTGCTCATTTTTGTTCATAATTTCCTTTAATAGCAACCTCGACAGGTTGCCACCCACCCTATATCTGTAGATAGCGAGCTACTCAGCTACTATCTTAGGGCTAACAATCCCTTGATCTGTTGAAGACGGTTCATCATATGCCTCATCGCGATTACCAGTATCGAATGATACCTTGTCGCTAAGCATAAACCCTTTGAATTCTTTCCAACAGACATCGTGGACACCCTTATTCGTTCTACCGCTACAGAACACACATTTAAGCATTATATTCTCCTGGATACGGCATTCGCGGCTACTCAACGATTATACCCCCAGAACACAGGAATGTAAATAGGTCCAACAGCCCAATTTGATGAGCCAGATAAACTATACACCTGAACAACGCAAGCGAGCCTATCAAGACCTGATCGAGTCTTGCTACAATCGAGATCATCTTCCCCGCCTGTTAGAAAAAGCGGCTAAGCTCTACGGGGTGCTCAAGACGACGGATCTTACAGATTTACTTAAACAGAAACGAGCCAAGAAGTACTAGTTGGACATGCACTAGCTATCGAGAGCTTGACCCACTCTCCCATAGCGACGCTCACGAGGCGAAATGTCCATAGAGAGATATAGATCTATCTCTCTGTAAATAGATACTCTGGGTCCTTTCTGATATCTTACGACAGACGAGTTAATCGCCTAGTAAAGAATAGAAGAACTAGCGAGCTAGAATACTAGTAAGCTAGAGTATCTAATCCCTAGGAGATTAGATTGCTAGGATTATCTATCCTGTAATCCTAGTAGCTTTATTAGCCAAACGGGAGAATTTAAGCGGATAGTAGACTTATAATCGCTGAGATGCGCCAAAGTTGCAAACATTTGTTAAGATTAATTAATTTTAATTAATGTTAACACGATTTAACATGTTACATAGCTGTAAAGCTTACAGAGATGTAAAGACTAGGCGAATGTGGCGCTTGATTAGCTGAATGGGGTAGGCGAATGGTAAGCGTGTGGGGGTTTTTTAAGCGCAGCCCTACGAAGTGTCTTCCACCCTACAATCTAATTATAACAGGTATTTGGGTAGAATGTAACCCCCCTGTATAAGATTTTA